AGGAGCGTGAAGCCCTCAAGACATGGGCAAACGACGCAGGCATTACCGACGAGGAAATCGCCGGCATTACCGATGCCCGCGCCGTCGAGACGCTCCGCAAGGCATGGCTGTATGACCAGTTGGTCAGCGATAAGACGGTGAAGAAGAAAAAAGCAAAGCCTGCACCTAAGGTGTCCCGATCGGGACAGCCAAGGGGCAAGGTGGACGGCCAGGTGCGCAGGAAGCAGACCGCGATGAAGAAACTTTCCAAGACTGGGAAGCTCAACGACGCGGTCGAATATCTCCTAACCTCCTAAGATAAGGAACCGCTACTATGGCGACCTATACGTCCAGTACAGCAATCGGCGCGAAGGAAGATCTCGCCGACGTTATTTATCGGATCGACCCCGATGAAACCCCGGTGTTTTCAAACGCCGAGAAAGTAACTACTTCTGGTATTTTCCATGAGTGGCAAGTCCAGGAACTCGCCGCCGCCGCTGACGACAACTACGTCAACGAAGGTGCCGATTATTCCTACGTCAACCCGTCGGCAACGACGCGCCTTAATTAGCTAGGGCCATTACGTCGTAAGGCGTAATGCAAATCCCGTGAATTGCTGGGAACTCTCTCTGAGACAATCAGCAGCCAAGCCTCATTTGAGGAAGGTTCAACGACTATCCTATTGGAGTACCTGCCAAGCGGCAGGGAAGCGCGGGACACCCTTCGGGGTGATGATATAGTCTCATCTCTGTGGCGACACAGAGCAGCTCGAAAGAGCGGGGGCAGATTAGCGATCTGCTCTGAAGGTAATGTGGCAACTACCACCAGATCAGCGTCCAGGCTGCTTCGGTCAGCAACACGCTGGATGTGGTGGACAAAGCGGGTTATTTCGGCTCCGCCATCCAGTAATGGGTGGTTGTAACTGGGTGAACTGCTGGAACCCCCTAACGTAAAGTCGAGGGCAATCAGCAGCCAAGCCTCGAAAGAGGAAGGTTCAGAGACCATTCCGCAAGGAAGTAGGGGTCAAGCGACCCCGAAGCGCCCAGCCCCCGAAAGGGGTGAAGATATGGTCCCCTCCCATGTGAAAGCATGGGCTGCAAATGCAGGATCAGAGCTAGCGCCTCTGGTCAAAGATTTAGCGAGATCGTGAAACCGCGTATGTGAAGGTGCTTAAAGGCATTAACGAGTTCAGTGCCGCCGCCTAGTAATAGGCGGGCAATAACTGGGTGAACTCAGGGAAACTCTCTAGCAGACAATCCTGAGCCAAGCCGCGAAAGCGGAAGGTGCAACGACCATCCCGAAAGGGAGTAGGGCCAAGCGGCCCGAAGCGCCCAGCCCCTTGCAAGAGGGTGATGATATGGTCTCATCTGCACGGCGACGTGCAGCAGCCGAAAGGCGGGGCAAGGTTAGCGACCTTGCTTGAAGATATTGTGAACAGCGCCGCGACATCGAGAAGTCTCTGTTCAAGAACGAGGCTCGCTCGGGCAGCGACCCCCGCAAGGCGGGCAAGCTGTTGTCGTACATCACCAACACGGTGGTCGAAGGTGCAACCACCACGCCGACCGGCGACGGCACTGACGTCTCCGACATGGCTGGTGCTAACGCAGCCCTGACCCTCGCGAAGATTGACGACGCGATGGAAGCTGCTTACGTCGACGGCGGTAGCCCGTCGATGCTGGTCGTTTCTCCGGCCAACAAGGTTGCGTTCTCCGATCTGTCTTCGGGCAGCGCGGTGACCAACCAGTTGCACATGACGGCCAACGCGCCGACCGATGCAGTCATCATCGGTAGCGTGTCGATGTACCTCACGGACTTCGGCACTCTGAATGTTGTTATCGACCGTCAGGCCGCGAACACGGAAATCTTCCTGCTCGATCCTGACTTCTACAGCATCGGCCACCTGCCTGGCCGTATGTTCTCGGTCAGCGATGTCGCTCCTACGGGCGACAGCGTTAAGTTCGGAATTGTTTCTGAATACACGCTGATCATGAAGGCACCGAAAGCCCACGCGGCAGTCGTTGACCTTTCGACCTCTTAATCTGAGGTCACACCAATGCGATGAGGGGGAGGCTTCGGCCTCCCCTTTTTCGTTGGAGATTTAGATGCTTGGCACCTTCAGCGTGACGGAACGAGACGGAGTGTTTTTTGTTCTCGTTCAACTAGGTCCATTTGAGACCGAGGAAGATGCAAGCGATGAGCTGCAAGATATGTTTAATGCAGTTGACGCAGATGTGTTCACCAACGTGGCGATAAACTGATGAAAAAGCTACTCACCGAAGCCCCAGGCAAGAAGACCTACATGCAGTTCGACGGCGACAATAAGACGATCGTCACCGAGCAGCAGGTCGCGCCAATCATCGAGCAGAACCGACGCACCGCAAACGACTGGCGCTACGGCAATCTGCTCGGCAACACGCAGCGCCACCAGCAAAAGGTCGCCGAAATACCGGCGACGTTATATTACGAGATGGTCAAGAAACTTGGCGAGCCTCGGCACGATAATCTGAAGGCTTGGAAGCGCTGGCTAAATGACCCAGAGAACCGCGCCTGGCGCACGACTGGCGGCAGTCTCTGATGGCTATAAACACTTTCGCCACCCTCAAGACCGCTGTCGCCAACTGGCTGAACCGCGATGATCTGACGGATCGTATACCCGAGTTTATCTCGCTGGCCGAATCTCGTCTGTCGCGTGAGCTTGAGACGCGCGGGCAGGAAAAGAGAGCGACGCTGACGACATCCGCGTCTGACCAATATATTTCCCTGCCGACAGATCTCCGAGAAATCCGGCACGTTCAGCTTAACACGTCACCGCGCACCGTCCTGCGATACGTCACACCCGATCAGATCGAGCGCGAGTTTTCTGGCAGCACTACCGGCAAGCCTCGCGTCTACACGGTGGTCGGCCAAGAAATGAAAATCGCACCGACGCCGGACAGCACTGAATACACGGTCGAGATGACCTACATGGACGGCGTTGAGGCACTGTCGGACAGCAATACAAACAACTGGGTGCTGACCAGATATCCTGACGCATACCTCTATGCCTCACTGTCCGCTGCCTCAATCTACCTGGTCGATGACCAGCGCGCAGTTGGCTTTGAGCAGCTCGCGCAGCGGGCGATCGACGAAATTAACCTTGATGAACAGAACGCGCGATTTGGCGCTGCGCCAATGATGCGTTCTAGCTACGGAGAACTAACATGAGTGCAATGTCAGACTACTTGGAGCTGAAGTTCCTTGATCACTTCCTTGGTACAGCCAGCACGACCTCCCCAGGCACAGTCTATCTGTCGCTGCACACCGCAGATCCGACCGATGATGGCTCTGGCGCAGAGGTCTCTACGTCGGGGTCTGCTTATGTTCGGAAAGCGATTGCGTTTTCTGCTGCATCCGGCGGCAGCGCGACTAACAGCGGCGCGGTTACGTTTGATACTGCGACGTCGGCCTGGGGGACGATCAGTCACATAGGTGTGTGGGATGCCAGCAGCTCTGGAAATTTGCTTTTCCACGGAGCGCTCGATGCCTCGAAGACAATCGCCAGCGGCGATGTCTTCAAGGTAAACGCATCCGGCATCACAATGACTGCCGCTTAACATATGGCCGATATTGTCGGCCCCAATCTTGAGCAGCTTAACGCTTGGGGGCCACTCGATAGTCTGGCATCACAGCCGCTGGACAGCGCGTATTGGACAAATGTCGCTCTGCGAGAAGGCACGTCAACCGCAGCAACCACAGCAAGTTGCTCTGCGGCTGGATCGCGCATTCCGTCTGGGGCATCTGCCTCTTTGGCGACAGCGACAACGTCGTCAGCCTCTGCGTTTCGCACGCAATCGGGCAGCGCGTCACTTGTCGCAAGCGACATTGTGGTGTCGAGCGGTTTTGCGACAGTCACTGGACAAGCCAGCCTATCGTGTAGCGCAGTAGCATCTGCCTCTGGCGTGCATGTCAAGCTCGCATCTGCGTCAGCAGATTCAGCGACGACATTGTCGGCCAATTCAGTCCGCATTAGAACTGCGACGACGACGGCGGCAGTCAGCGCGGCAGTCAGTGTCGCCGCGTCTCGTGTCGCGGTCGGCCAATCGAGCCTCACTGCTGGCTGCGGAATCTCGTCAAGCGCAATACGCATACTGTTTGCCGATGCCTCACTTGCAGCGGCGGCTACACTTTCGTCTGCTGCGGTCGTTGTTAAAGTTGCCTCCGCATCCGCCGCAACTTCAGCTTCCGCGTCGTCTGCTGCTGTATTGATTCTTGCTGGCAGTGCCACGGCAGCATCGGTATCCACGTCTACGGCGGTCGCGAGCGCAGTCTTCTCCGCTTCGTCAAGCCTCGCCGCTTTGGTCACAGGCGCGTCGGAGGCCGAGATCATTGGCGGCGATTGGATCACCGCTGGATCTGACGGCGAGACCTGGGCTGACGTTTCGTTGGATAATGAAATCTGGACAGACGCGACGCTCGGAAATGAGCAGTGGGACATCGCAGCATGATAAATTTTTCTGAGTTTTTGCCAGACCAGCCTGCGCTTGATAATCCCGGCACCACGGTCGCCAAAAACGTGATACCAGCGGCGCGCGGTTATCGTTCCCTCAAGGGGTTGAGCGACTACAGTTCTGCAGCAGACGCGAGAATCCGTGGTTTTATCGGCGTGAAGGATTCAAGCGAGAACAGCAATGTCTACTGCGGAAATGCAAGCAAGCTGTATCGGCTGGCTGGCAGTTCATCGACGACGCTGACTGATGTCAGCAAAGTTGGTGGCTATGCAACTAGTACCAATGAGCGCTGGCGGTTTATTCAGTGGGGCGGTAAAATTATCGCCACCAATTTTGATGATGCGATGCAGGTTGAGACGATCGGAACCGGCTCGTTTGCAGACCTGGGTGGATCGCCGCCGCAGGCTAGATATTTATCGGTCGTCCGCGATCAGATATTTACTGGTTACACCGACGAAAGTGGCACAGTTTATCCGTATCGAGTGCGCTGGAGCGGGATCGGATCAGAGACGGTTTGGGGCAGCTCAGCGACAAGTGGATCAGACTTTCAAGACCTCAACGGCGTTGGCGCAGTTACCGGCATTGTCGGTGGAGAGTACGGCGTCATCCTTTGCGAGCGTGGCATCATGCGCGCGCAGTTTGTTGGACCGCCGTTGTTCTATCAGTTTGATCTGGTCGAGAGCAGTCGCGGTTGTAAGTACCCAGGCAGCGTCGCCGCGATCGGCGGCAGTGTCTTCTACTGCTCAGACGATGGCTTCTACTTGTATGATGGTCAGTCGAGCAAGCCCATCGGCGCGGAGCGCGTCAATCGCTTCTTTCTTGAGGATCTCAACGCAGACTACGGTCACAGGATCACAGCGTCGGTCGATCCTCTTAGCCAGCTTATAGTCGTAAGCTATCCATCGTCGTCCTCGGTTTCAGGTCGCCCAGACCGGCTTCTCTTTTACAACTACAGCCTCGATCGCTGGAGCTTCGCCGAGGTCGACAACGACGGCGTCGGCAGCTTTATGACGGCGGGCTACACGTTGGAGCAGCTCGATAACGTGAGTGGCTCGATCGATACTCTTCCAGCGTCCCTAGACAGCGTCGCTTGGAAAGGCGGCCAGTTTTTGTTTGGCGGTATTAACGACACGAAGCTCGCGATTTTTGGCGGCGACACTTTGGCGGCGACGCTGGAGACAGCCGAGTTTCAGGGGTTTCCCGGTCGTCGTGCGATGCTGAGAAAAATCATTCCGTACTCCGAGGGCAGCACGAGCGTCTCGGCTCAGGTGGGAACGCGCACGCTGCAACAGGAAGCGGTCAGCTTTGGTGCGTCTGTGTCAATGAACAGCGAGGGCATCATCCCCGTTCGTTCCGAGAGCCGCTTTCACACAATTAGGCTCAACCTGTCGGGCGACTGGACGCAGGCCCAAGGCATAGATATTGAGGCCAGTCCCGGCGGCGTGCGGTGAGTACTTCGTTTCGCAAGCTGTCGCCGATTGGCGTAACGCCACGGGCCACAGCGGAAATCGTCAACCAGTGTGTCGACGGCAAGATGAATGTGACCGGCCAGGTCACGCTCACAAATAGCGCTACCTCAACTGTCGTGACCGACATTCGCGTCGGCGCGGAGAGCCTCATCGTGTTCATGCCAATCACGGCGGACGCGGC